AAGATGGTAATCCTGTGTTGATTATGGCTGATCCTAAATATTCTCAAGAATTTGGTTCAGAATTAAGCAAATTAGGTTTCAAACATGCTGTACCTAGAACCACTAAAAAGACAGAAGGCGCAACTATTACATATGGATTTCCGTTAAGTCGTGCAGATGTATCAAAATATGGATTAATACCAAACGGACGTTACACACTTGATCATCTTAGAGATGACGAAGACAAAATTGTATTCAAGATGGAATACGACAGTACAACAGAAAATCCACAAGATATCAAACGTCTTGGAGAACCAGGATCAACAATTGCAGCATGGTTAAAAAGGTAGAAGATGAAGCTTTTTGATTTCTTAGATCACGGTCCAATTGATGAGGTTTATCCTGGTCAAAGTTCTGGCCGTTTAAAAAATTATATCAAACGCAAGTATGGTGGCGAAATTTCTTGCAGAAAAGCAGGTAGTGTACTTAATGATCCTGATGCTGGCAATTTTTACAAAAAGCGAGCAAAATGGTACCAAAGTTTACATTGTAAGGGTCGCCGTCAGGTTCGCGAAGATGATCAAGGAGCAGCTCTTACTATATTTGATATTGACGACACATTGATGAAAACCTCAGCAACAGTTATGGTTAAAAAACCTGACGGGACATCTCGAGAGTTATCAGCAGCAGAATTCAATCAATATCAGCTACAACCAGATGAGGAATTTGATTTTAAACAATTCAAAGATGCGAAATTGTTTCGCTCTACTAGTAAGCCTATTGAAAATTTATGGAGTACCGCTCAAGAAATACTCAGTAGTATAGGTAAACGTTCTGGTTCTAGAGTCGTCATAGTTACGGCACGAAGTGATATGGACGACAAAGATGAATTTTTACAAACCTTTCGAGATCATGGATTAGATATAGGTAAAATACACGTTTTCAGAGCAGGCAATTTAAATACAGGTAATTCAGCAGAAAACAAAAAAATTATAATTCGTAAATTGTTGAGCAACGGCCAATTTACTGAAACACGTTTATTTGACGACCATATCGACAATTTACGTGCATTTTTGTCTCTCAAAGAAGAATTTCCTGATATAACATTTGAGGCATATCCGGTAAGTTCATCTGGAAAAATTGGTCATCCAATTATTGTGTGAACATGATCAAATCAGTTATTGTGTGTAAAATATATCGGAGGTTTCAATGCCACTATTAATTGCACACAGAGGATTGCTCAATGGACCAGACAAGGATAAAGAAAATACACTGTCTGCTATATTAACAGCTAGACAGCAAGGTTACGATGTCGAAATTGATCTATGGTTTAATAACGATGGGTGGTGGCTAGGACATGACTCGCCACAATATAAAATAGATTTTGATTGGTTACGCATAATAGATAAAAAAAGTTATTTTGATGTACACCATGTGTGGATACATGCCAAAACTATTCAAACCTTATATCAATTGAGAAAAATGAGATGGGAAGGTCATGTGTTTTTTCACGAAAAAGACCCAACAGTTCTTACTAACACAGGATATCTTTGGACCTATCCAGGGCAAGAATTAACTCCGTTGAGTATCTGTGTAATGCCAGAATATACAGATGCAATCTTACGTTGCAAAGATTTGCAGGTTTACGCATTTTGTTCAGATTGGATATATCGTATAGAACAAGAGATGAAATCCTAAACTTAAACTGGTAAATAATAGTACCATTAATTAGGATTAAAAATGCAACCCATCCTTGTAGCAGGAGTGTTAAATCAGCCATTTGGTAGCTGGCCAGGTGCAAGTCAAAGCAGTGACGGTATAACATGGACAGAAATTACAAATCCGTTTTCGGTTAATGATTATGTTACAAGTCTTGCAACAAATGGACAGATAGCAGTTATATCCAATGCGCGAGGTTATGTATCTGTAACATCTGATATGGTTAATTTTAATCAAATACCGATTAACGATGGATTTGGTACTACATCAATATACCAAGGTAATAATAATTGGATAGCAGTTGGTAGTTACAATTATATTGATAGCTATGGACCTTATCCGCCAGATACTCAAGTTGGCCAAATATATAAATCAATATATGGTTCTTCTGATTGGGCAATGGTATGGACTCATCCAAACAACAACAGCATATTTTATCAAGTTTCATATTTTGAAAATGCACCTATATCTGCAGATGAAACAGCCAACGTATGGGTTACTGTTGGTAATAATGGTTATAATTTTGGAGATATTTGGTATAGTTTGGATTCAGGTATTTCTTGGGAACAAGCAATCATTCCTGCAGGTGTTGGTATCATATATAGCGTCAATTTATATCAACTTGACGGGGTTTATACATGGTATTGGGGATGTAAAGGATCAATTTTTATTTCTAGTACATTACAGTCATCTACATGGCAGGAAATTGAGTTATCTGTTAATGACACAGCGACAGCTATAGCTGTAAACGATACCGGTGCTATAGTTGTTAATGGTGTTAATAATTTATATATAAGTTTAGACGGGTTGGTTTTTGTAACTTTCAACCAGCCTGGTTATGTATTCAACAATATAGTAGTGTTCTCATATGCAAACGGATATCGTTGGTTAGCATTTGCTCGTAGTACATTGAACCAATATACTATGTGGTATACTGACGATTTGATTACATGGATTCCTTGGAATAATGGATTAGAAGTACAGGGTGCGGTAATAAACGGTTAATTGACTATCAGTAACGTATAATAGCATGCTTGCTTTACACTTTTAAAGGAGTAGATCATGTCTATAGGATCATTATCAAGCGGCGACAAAGCTCGCCTACAGAGTCTAATCAACGAAGGAGTTCAAGCAATGATGGATATTGCAGCAATGAAAGAAGGACTCAAAGAAACTGTTGAAAATATTGCAGAAGAGCTTGATATCAAAAAGACTGTATTAAACAAGGCTATTACAATTGCATTCAAGAATAGTCAAAATAAAGATAAGTTAACAGAAAGTCGTGAGGAACTCGACGAAGTTGAACAAGTATTAATGGCAGCAGGACGAGCCTAAATCCTTATGAAAAAATGGATTTTCATCACTGGCGGATGTGGCTACATAGGTAGCCACATTGCTGCTCAGATTAAAGACACTACTGATTATTCTGTGATGTTGATTGATAAACGAGCTAAAGAACTGTCTCATACAGTAAAATATTGCGACATTTACGCTGATGAAGATTTTACCAGTAAAATTACACAAGACGCTATACAACAATATCAACCAGAAACTATTATACATCTAGCAGACACTAATGATTTTAGTTCTAGTATGATCAATCCTTTCACTACTTGGGAAAATAATGTTGTTAATGTGCAACGTTTATTGATGTGCTGCGAAAGAAACATGATAAAAAATGTGATATTCGCTAGTTCAGGCTCTGTTTATGCAGAAAATAACATTGCACTAGATGAAAATAGCAAATTGCTGCCTCATAGCCCGTATGATACAACCAAAATTGTTGGCGAAATGATGTTAAAAGATTGGTATGGAGCGCACGGTATTCGAAATGTTAGTTTCAGAATTTTTAATGTAGCTGGCGCACATACCAAATATGATTTGGGAGAATTAAATGGTAGCCCTCGTTTGTTAGCTAAAATAATGGAATCTGCAACAATTGGTAAAGATTTTACAGTATTTGGTAAAGATTGGAATACGCCTGATAACACCGCTATACAAGATTACATCCATGTTATGGATGTAGCCGAAGCAATTGTTAAATCTATATCTTGGTTGCCAGATAATCCAGGGTCGCATGTTGTAAATCTAGGTAGCGGTCAAGGGTACAGTGTTCAAACTATCATTGATACAACTGAAATGCTACTAAGCAAAGAGTTGCCGTACCGTTACGGAGATCGCAGAGACGGTGATGTTGGTATAAGAATTTCAAACAATAAATCGTTGCGTGATTTTTTCAATTGGGAACCTAAGCGCACACTTAATGATATGATCTTAGACGGATACAAATGGTATAACAGCGAATTGTACAAAATATTAACACAAGTTGGTATACATTACAAATCATAATCGTATTGTGTTCAACAATACAACATTGCATAATTATAAAGGAGTTTAAGTGTATGTCATATGTAGATGCGTTTCATGAGAGAGATAAAAATCAAATACTCGTTGTAGAACGCAATAAAGCAGGCAAACGAGTTTATAACGAGTATAACACAAAATATTGTGCGTATTGGTCTAGTTCTCGCGGAAAGATACCTAACATTTATGGACAGATGTGTGAGAAATTTCAAACCAGCAGATTAAAAGAGTTTACACGAGAAGTAAGTACCTTACCAAAAAATAGCATACACGAAACTGATATCAATCCAATATTTCGTTGTTTTTATGATAATTACAAAGGTGCAGCAAGTCCCGATTTGCACATTGCATTTTTTGACATTGAAACCGATTTTGACCCTTTACGAGGATTTTCTAGTACCGACGATGCGTTTTCTCCAATAACAGCTATTTCGGTTTATTTAAATTGGTTAGAAAGAAATTTCACAATGGTTCTTAAACCAAAAGGTATGAAAAATGAAATTGCAGAAGAGATAGTTGAAAAATTTGACGATACTATATTATGCAAAGATGAAAAAGAATTATTAGAGATATTTCTCAGTCTTATTGATGACGTTGATATACTAAGTGGATGGAATTCAGAAGGTTATGATATACCATATATCCACAACAGAATCGTCCAAATCCTTGGAAAAGAAGAAACACGCAGATTGTGTTTATGGGGTAAGTTTCCAAAACGTAGAGAATATGAAGCTTTTGGAAAAACAACAATAACGTATGATCTTATTGGTAGAATACATTTGGATTATCTACAATTATATCGTAAGAATACTTATCACGAAATGCACAGTTATCGTTTAGATTTTGTAGGCGAATACGAAGTAGGTGATAAAAAGATACATTACGAAGGTAGTTTAGACAGTCTATACAATAACGATTTTGAAAAATTTATTGAATATAACCGTCAAGACGTAATGCTGCTTGTTAAGATCGATGCAAAAAATAAGTTTATCGAATTGAGTAATAATTTAGCACATGAAAATTGTGTATTATTACAAACCACTATGGGTGCAGTTGGGTTAATTGACCAAGCAATTGTTAACGAATCTTGGGATCTGGGATTTGTTGTGCCTAATCGCAAACACGACAGTCATAGAAATGACAGCAGTGTTAACAACGATGATGACTACGATGATGCAAATATCTCAGGTGTTGTTGGTGCATATGTTGCTGATCCAAAGGAAGGTATGCATGATTGGATCGGCGGCGTAGATATCAATAGTCTGTATCCAAGTGCAATTCGAGCACTGAATATGAGCCCAGAAACTATTGTAGGACATATTAGACCAGAAGCAACTGAAAAATTAATTTACAAACGTATAAAAGAAGAAAAGAAAACTTTTGCTGATGCATGGAATGGTATGTTTGGAACCCTTGAATATAATTGGGTTATGGACCAACATTTAACACCTATTACAGTAGATTTTGAGGATGGTTCAATTAGTACCATATCTGCAAGTGAACTTTACGATTTTGTGTTCAACAGCGGTAAGAAATTAATTTTGTCAGCTAATGGTACTATTTTTAGCAATGAAAAAAAAGGTATTATTCCGGGATTACTTGCACGATGGTATTCTGAACGTAAACAATTACAAGCTAAAGCCAAAACTGTTAATAATTTCATAGATGGTATAGAAATTCCTCCAGAATTATTAGACAAGGTTCAACAATTATTGAACACAGACTAAATACTCTCTATACGGAGGTATTGACAATGAATATGAATGAAATAGAATTGATATTCTATAGCAGCAAAAATACACGGTCACAACTACATTTACATAGATATCTTAAATTAATGAAATACTATCAAAATAATGCTTGTATAAAAGTAAAAGGGTTAAATGGTGCATATGAGAGACATCATATTTTACCAAGGAAATTATACCCTGAATATAAAAATTCCAAATGGAATATAATAGTGTTACCGACAAAAGCACATTATTTGGCTCATTATTTTTTATATAAGGCGTTAAGTGACAAATCTTGTGTATATGCTTTTAATCAAATGCGTAGAATATCCAAAAAGAATGGTAAAACTTTTTGCAGATTGTATGAATCTGTTAGAAAAGAGTTTGCAAAACTAATTAGTGAAAATAATACAGGCAAAGAAGTAAGTGAATCGGCAAGGCTCGCATTGAGTAACCATCATAAAAATACAAACATTTATAGAAATAAAAAAACCGGCGAATTAAACAGGATTACAGTAGGACAGCAGCCAGATGGATGGGAACCTTTTCAAACGGGTAGAATACGAACTGCAGATTCGAAGAATAAAATTCGTGAAGCAATGTCAAGTAGAATGTGGCAATTCAATGCAGAAACAAAAGAAGTAAAAATGGAAAAAGAGCTATTACCGGGTTTTACTTTGGGATATCCAGACTGGTATGATAATGGCCGTGGGTTAATAAAAGGATATGTTTGGATACACAATCCAGAAACAAAGGTTCATTATAGAATACCAAAACATGACCAGATACCAGATGGGTTTGTGACAGGAAGAATTTACAACAATGTAGGATTTGCTAAAATTAATCAGCCAAACTTGCTGCGATTGATTGATTTATCGACAAAATGTTTTGTTATAATTGATAAAAAAGACTTTGACCCAAAATTACATCTGAAAACAGGACAAAGTTTGGAGAAAACATTTGTGTATGAGTATAAAAATACTGTATATTTATCGTACTTGGACTTAATAAACGCTTGTCCTGAAATTCCGGAGTTTGGAAAACGTGACGACAGTTTGAATCACCTAACAGTTCCAAAACCACATTACAATATGAAAGATGCACGAAAAGAATTTTGCGCAATACATGCAGGAAAAACTATGAACCAAATTGGACTAAAAGTTATAAAAATAGCAGACTATGCATATGATAGGAGGATAATTTATGTTAGATGCAACAGTGATTAATCAGGCTATACAATCTGGTGATGCTGAAACACTTGCTACACTGATTAAGGAACAAAATTTAGAAATAAAAGATGGCAAAGTTGTCGCCGACCCTGAGATGGTAAAAAAATCTTTTGATTTTTGGGATCAACGCCAATTGATTAAGAAAATTCTACTAAATTCGTAAATATTGCGACGTAAACAGGTAACTGTTTGATGAAAACCGCTCTAATTGCTGGAAACTCCTTGTTAAGGACAATCAGCAGCCAAGCATCGAAAGATGAAGGTTCAACGACTAGGTTGAAAGACCGTAGATCCAAGTGGATCGAAACGGGCGGCATCCAATTTATTTGGATGGTGATATAGTCTCCTCTGCATGGTAACATGCAGCAGCACGTAACGGTGCGGGATATGGCCTAACGAGCTTATTTGAAGATTTGGTATATGGAGCAGTTGGTAATCCCGGAAGTAGGTGGTATGATCCTCGTGTTGCACAAAGTACCACATTAAGCGGGCGTTGTATCGTAAAGCACATGCAAAGCAAAATTAATGAAATTATTGCAGGAGATTACAACCATCTTGGCATTAGCTGTATATATGGTGACAGTGTTACTGGAGATACATTAATCAAGACAGACTCCGGAGAAATAACTATTGAGCAACTTTACAACGAATGTTTTGAACACTGTATCTCTAACGGTAAAGAATATGGATTATGGTCGCAAGCAAAGGTGGTTGGATTTAATTCGTATGAAATGGTACCGTTAGTTAATCCAATCGAGTACGTAATGAGACACAAGACTAAAAAGAAATTATATCGTATTACTACTGAAAACGGCAAACAGGTAACAGTGACCGAAGATCACAGTCTTATGGTTGATAGGGATGGATATCTTGTTGAAGTTAAACCAACTGAAATATTAGAAGGCGACAACATCATTACATTTGTAGTATAATAGATAAATAGGCATATGGGGACAGGAGTATCAGCATATGCCAAAATGTCTTGAATGCGGATTTGAATCATCTAGACTACAATGGACTCATTTTAAGTATAACTGTACAGGAAGATTTAAAAACGGTAAAGAATACATGAATGCATATCCATTTGCTAAAGTGGTTGATGACGAACTAGCCAAACGTACGGCGGTAACATTAGTTACATTGATTAACAAATACGGCGAGAAAGACGGAAGAATTAAGTGGGAAGCATATAGACAGAAACAAGCAAAATCTAACACCTTTGAATATAAACAAGAAAAGTATGGATGGACTGCTGATGAATTTGATCAGTATAATGTGTCGAGAGCAATTACTGTAGAAAACATGGTAAAAAAGCATGGGGTTGAAGATGGATTACGTAAATGGGAAGAATATTGCGACCGTCAAAAATTTACAAAAAGCAAAGAATATATTGTTAACACATATGGATTACAATATTGGAATGATCTGTGTCAAAAAAAGAGTGCACCACACAAAGCGGAATTAGTAGCAATTAAGTATGACATCACTATTGATGAGGCAGTCGCTAAAATCGCTGCTAGATACCGATCATCATATTCAAGTACTCTAGAATTAGAATTTGTAAAAGAATTAGAGAAAACTTTAGGTAAACTTGATAACACAAACCTGACGTCACCTTTTGGTAAATGGAATCATATAAAAAATTCGTATGTAGTATATGATATAAAACACAATGATTGTATAATAGAATTTAATGGAGATTATTGGCATGCAAATCCAAAAATTTACAGCGCCACTGACCAAATCAGAGGCACGGTTGCTAGCGACATTTGGGAAAAAGATAGAATTAAGCTTGATATAGCGCATGCCGCAGGATTTAGAACATTTGTGGTATGGGAATCAGATTATCTAACAAATAAAGAAATGATTATTAAGGAAATAGTAGAATGGATGCAGACTACACCAAAGTAAAATCAATTGAATGTCTCGGAGAGATAGATGAATATGTTTACGATATTTCTATAAAGAATGGTGATCCTTTCTTTTTTGGTAATGATATACTTTTACATAACACCGATTCCGCCTACTTTTCAGCCTACCCAGTAATGAAGGATTTACTAGAATTTAAAGATTTTGAATGGACAAAAGAAAATGTAACTGACCTTTATGATAAAATTGGTGATATAACCAACACTAGTTTTCCAGAATTCATGCGTAAATCATTTAATTGTCCAGAAGAAAATGGCGAGATTATTCGTGCTGCTCGAGAACTTTGTGCTATTAAAGGTTTGTTTATTACCAAAAAACGTTATGCTGTCCTAATTTACGATAAAGAAGGTAAACGTAAAGACGTCAACGGCAAGAAAGGTGAGATTAAAGCTATGGGGTTAGATCTCAAACGAGCCGATACTCCAAAAATTGTGCAAGATTTTCTTAGTGATATATTGGTAGATGTATTAACAGGCGGCACAGAAACAGACATACAAACTAAAGTGTTAGAATTTCGTAAAGAATTTCGATCTTGGCCAAGTTGGCTAAAAGGCACACCAAAACGTGCTAACAATATCACTTATTATCAAAATATAATGGAAACACAGAGTAAAAAAGCTACAATACCCGGGCATGTATTAGCTAGTATCAATTGGAATCGTTTAAAAAAGATTTATAATGATAATTATAGTGCAACTATACAAGACGGATTTAAGGTAGTTGTTTGTAAATTACGTCCAAATCCTAGTGGTTTAACATCGATTGCATATCCGGTAGATGAATTAACATTACCTCGATGGTTCAAAGAATTGCCGTTTGATGACGATGCAATGGAAACTGCGCTTATAGATAAAAAATGTCAAAATTTATTATCGGTGTTAAAGTGGGATTTAGACAGCAACAAAGAAAATAACAGTTTTAACGATTTATTCAGTTTTTAAAAGGAAAAATATACATGCAAAAAACAGTAGCGTCAACCAAAAAATTTCATTATACACCAGATGAGCTTAAAACACTTGTTGACGCGCTCAATGGTACTCCTTCATACTTGTCAAAGCGGTTCGTTCTTAAACATTTATGTGGATGGTCAGATGAGATGATTTCAGAGAATGTAAAAATGAAGCAAGAAGAAGAACAGCAATTAAAGATTGGAGACAAGACGTGGCGTTAAAAGATTATATCAAAGATCTTACAACTTATGTAACTCCCACAGGGTTTTTTGATAAGATCAAGATCTCAGCTTCTAATAAAGAGATTTTAGTAGAAGCTCTAGAAAAAGAAAGGGAAGTAATTCTCAAAGGGAAGTTTTCTCAACCATTGGCAGAACTAGAAGGAGAATTTGGTCTTAGCAATTTATCTTTGTTGCAGACTATTACTAGTGATCAAGAATTTGCCAATAGCGAAACCAAGATGACAGTTACTTACGAAACTAAATCTGCGGAGAAGGTTCCTACTGAACTAGCTTATCAAAATAAAAGCAAGAGTCATATCAACTATCGTTTTATGGCCAAGCAATTATTGCCAGATCAACCAAAGTTTCATGATCCAAAGTGGGATGTGGTTATTACCCCAAGTAAGGCTAGTATTCAACAATTTTCGTGGGCTGCTAATGGTCTCAGTGCATATGAACAGTATTTTATTCCTCGTATCGTTGACAAGGAATTAAAATTTTTCATTGGTGAAGACAATGCAGCTACACAACGCGGAGGTGTTGTATTCGCTAGTGATCGTACAGAGGTGTTTGACAGCGACCATAAGTGGAAGATCGTGCAGATACTAGCAGTATTAAAGACTGCAGATTCGTGTGACTGTGAAATGGCATTTTCAACTAAAGGTGCTATCCAAATTACACTTAATACCGGTGTAGGTACATATCGTTATATTTTCCCTGCAAAGGTAAGATGATATGATTTTTATAACTTAGGTAATAGGTCCTAAGTCTTAAAATGTTTTAGGTTTTACATTGAATGAATTGCAAGATATTTAAGAGACTTGCAATTCATTCTCGTATATTATAACATTTGAAAAATGTTTTATATACAAAATATTAATTATCAGGTGATACTATGACAAAGAAAACATTTGTGTATACCACTTTTCAAAAAGAAGGATATCATTATTTTCCTGGCGCAGGTGCTAACCCATTATATGCAACTGGCGATGAATATGATGTATCTCACCTTAGTACACGACACATGCATTACTTTAATTTTAAGGTTTGGGTAGAAGTAACACATGCAAATCGACAAATCGAATTTATTCAGATGCGTCGTTGGATAGAAAATTTATATAAAACTGGCACATTAGAATGTGATCATCAAAGTTGCGAAATGTTAAGCGATGCTCTTTATGAGAAGTTGTCTGAAAAATATCCCGGCATGGAAATCAGAATAGATATTAGTGAAGAAGGTATCAACGGTTCTTATACTGAATACAAACCTTGATATTGGAAAATCATATTATGATAAGACATATACGAGAATTAGCCAATCAAGCCGGGTTTGATGCTTCTTCAAACTTTATTATACCTAAACATTCTGGCCATATATCAGATGAATTGTTAAAATTTGCAGAATTAATCGTCAACGAATGTATTGATATAGTGATAAGAAGCGATCAGTCGACTAAGATGGTGTTGCACGAGCCGTTTAGAACAATAGCTGACAATATACAAAATCATTTTTACGGAGAAGAATAGTGCAAGACATTTATATAGTGCCACTTGAAAAATTAGAAACTCGGTACACAACAGGATGGTATTACCACATACCTAAAATGATCGAAAAGGTTGCAGCAGATCGCAATATAGATATTAATATCGTTATTTTAGACGGTGATGATGTACCGCCTACCCCGACACCAGGAGCTTTTTTAGATTTTGGCGCAACGAATATTTTTAAAAGTAGTCAATTGATGATTATTGCAGAATTATTCAGACAAGGTAAGATAAAAGCAGGAAGCAAATTTCTCTATACTGATGCATGGAATCCAACTGTAATACAACTAAAGTATATGAGCGAATTGTTGAATATTCCAGTTGAGATACATGGTATGTGGCATGCTGGTAGCTGGGATTCTCAAGATTTCCTTGGTAGATTAATCGGAAATAAGCCATGGGTCCGACACTCTGAATTGGCTATGTTAGACTCTTATGACACCAATTGGTTTGCTACAGAATTTCATATAGATATGTTTATTAGAGAGATGTTTTCTCCATTCTATGAGGACTCATTAGAATATTATAATCCAAAATTTCAACAAGTTAAAGATCAATTGTTAGAAAGCAAAAAAATTGCTAAAACAGGTTGGCCTATGGATTATTTGTTGGATGTATTGAAACCTTATCAAAAGTTAATCAAAAAACAGCAGATTTGTTTCCCACACAGACTTGCTCCAGAAAAACAATTAGAGATTTTTAAGGATTTAGCAGCTAGCATGCCTGAATATGAATGGGTTGTATGCCAAGAGCGTGAGCTTACCAAACATGAATATCATACTATACTTGGCGAAAGTCAAATTGTATTTTCTGCTAATCTACAAGAAACATTTGGTATTTCTTGCATTGAGGGACTTATTTGTGGTGCATGGCCAATGGTTCCGGGAAGGCTTAGCTATCAAGAAATGTATGATTCTATTTTCAGATATCCAAATGAATGGACTAAAAATTGGCAATCATATCAAAAGAACAAGTCAAAGATGATTGATTTAATCAGAAATACTATGGATAAATTTGAGTTAAACAGTAAATCGGTAGATGAAGCACTAAGTCGACAGTTTTCTGCTATGGATAATTTTATTAAAGCAACACCATTAATTGACCGTTTAGTAGGTTGATTATTCGCTAGCAAGTTAATCATAATGTAATAGAAAGAAGCATACAATGAATCCATTTGAAAATCAGCAAGATTTACATAAACGCGCACTTAATCTAGCAAAGACACAACAAGACTATGCAATTTTTTTGCCAAGTATAAGTGCAATCTACGCTAAAATTGTCAGTATGCCCAAATATAAAGTACGAGATCGTTTACCAGACGGGCTTAATAATGATAGATTAGACTTAGATTTTCTCAATAAAAACAATAGTTTATTTTATTATCCTGCTGCACTCTATAGTGCGGGTCATGCTTATTTAGATCCTAAAGAAAGTGATATATACGAGGGTATGGTGCAAAAGAGGGATCGCAGTAGAACTGTAATTCTAGGTGACAGCGGCGGATTCCAAATAGCTACCGGTGTATTGAAATGGCCGTGGACAGCAAAAAAAGGTCAAGACAATGCAGAATGGGCCCAAGACAAAGACAAGATGCGTATGCAATTGTTAAGATGGCTAGAACACACAGCAGATTATTCAATGTCACTGGACGTGCCTACCTATGGTCTAGTAAAGTTTGGGTTTGATCCCGTAACAGGTCAAAGCATGCATCCTGGGATGAAAACCTTTGGTGACTGTTTGCGAGAAAGTCTCGAAAATCATAACTTTTTTATAAAGCATCGTGTAGAAGGTGCTACGAAATTCTTGAATGTTTTGCAAGGTCGTAACGAGGCTGAAGGTGATATATGGTGGGATGCTGTTAAAGATCTACCGTTTGAGACTTGGGCGTTTTCAAACGTTCAAGCATCAAATTTTGCAATCAATCTACGTCGATTAATTATCATGCGAGATGGCAAATATCTTGACGGTAGAGATTGGCTGCATTATTTAGGTAATGGTAAAATAAAAGCGGGATGTGCATTAACTACACTGCAACGCGCCATTAGAAAATATATTAATCCTGATATTACCATTAGTTTTGATGCTGCATCACCTTTTGTAATGACTGCCAAAGGTCAAATGTATCATGGCTATGAGCTCAGACATAATAGTATGCGATTTAAAGGTGGTTCGATTGTCGACGATAAATCATTAAAAAATAGTACAACATTGTTGAATGACTGGATAGCAGGTAATGATCATAAAGGTTTTGTTATACCAACGCAAATAGGTTCAAGATGCACAGTCGGTGATATATGTGTTAGAGGATATGAAGATCTTGATTATAAAAAAGTAGCGTGGACTAAAAAAGAATTAGAAACAGATTTGTATCTTAATAGTCCTGAAGGTCGCGTGGGAGATAAATTTAAATGGAGTTCTGACTATAAAGATTATCTAGCGCATAGTAAAGACAACGGCGGATTATTTGATTTTGGTAGCAGTAAATTTGAAAAAGAATATGAAAAATATCAAGTTAAATGGCCCAGCAGTATGGATGGATTTTCATATCTTATCGCAATGAATCATAATGTCGAATTGCACATTAGAGCCATACAAGAAGCGTGCATGTGGCAAGATCGTGATTTAGCCGAAGCTACATCACATATAACACCAGATTTGCTAGAATTTAAAGATCTTTGTAGCGAAATATTGACCAGCCAAACTCCGATGGATATTATCAATAAACACGAAAAGCTTTTGCGTAATATCACTGGTATGGACGCTGATAATGCAGTTCCGATAGATTTTGGAGATATATGATGACAGATTACGATTTAACAATACATCAGAATCCAAGCGCAGAAGTTTGGACTAATTTTTTCATTGAAACAACTAATAACATGCCAAAAGAAGTTTTTTCTGATTTCGGTTATATGATAGGTTGGTTTTCGAATGCTATGATGGCTATGCATGATCATCTAATGTTAAACGGTCAGCCGATTAACGGTGATCATGCACAGTATCTGTTAGATAACGGAGATTTTTGATGAAACGTGAATACGCAGTTGGTACCAAAGAAAACATTGATTTCTTTTGGGGGACTGAGGTTGAGAATACCCCTGCTACTGGACTTACAACATTATTTGTTGTTGGAGTACATGATATTGATGAGGTTGTTAAGCAACGAGATAAGACGAAAACACCTTGTCAGCACATTTATTTGGGAGCAAATCAAAGTTTTGACCCAGGTGATTGGCAACGTGGCGACTTAACAGCAAGCGATTCTTGGGATAGATTTATCAAACAAGTATTAAATTTAGGAGTTCTGACTACACTTGATTTCGATGTTAAACACGTCGAATGGGTATTAGAAGGGTGTTATGCAGAAAATAATAATTTTATACCACAAATATCTGTTAAGATACCATATATTGAACAATTGCGATACAACGCAACTGTAAAAATCGACGACATAGGTTTTAAGGTTAGTAATCCAGGTGTTTGGTGTCATAGCTTACACGATTTAATGGATAGAAAGACATTTACTGCATGGAACGAATACACAAAGGATCTACCATTATGAGTAATTCAACACTGGAATATTTTAAAGAATACCGTGAAAAACTAGCTGCAATAAATCAAATTAGAGCTGCAATACAAGAGCACGAAAAAGCACATGCTAAATTTTCTATCGAGTTAATGGATTTGCAACATGAAATAGTATCTATGCAAAAAATTATCACGGTAATGATCGACAAAGGGTGGGATCCAGTTGAAGCGAAATTACGTACAGAAAATAAAGAACGTCATAATTCGTTGTGGAATGATAGCACACGAGAAGAGTTAGCTCTCGAAAGTTTTTCCAATATCCTTAATAATTATTCATCTTCTAATTTTATGTCGCAGCAATTAATGTCTAATCAAACCGGTGCAATAGGAAACACCTATAATTGCTCTGCGTATTCGAGACCCGTTGGTATCAACGGAGCCTCTGGTATAACCGAATAATATAGACTATAATATTGCCTTTCGATATTATTTTGTATAAACTAATTTATATAAATTTTCAAAGGATACGACATGACATCAGTTAGTAACAAAATACGAGATCGCATTAAAGCTAACGGTGGAAAATTTTTCTGCAATGACAACATTTCGGAATACTTAGAGCCTGGTGATTTTGAATCGCTAATAACAGAAGTATCGAGTAAGATGCAAAGTGTATTAGATAGTTTGATAATTGATACAGAAAACGATCATAATACAAGAGAAACTGCGCACCGAGTTGCAAAAATGTTTTGTACAGAAGTGTTTTCAGGGAGATATTTACCTCCGCCTAAAATTACTACTTTTCCAAATGTAACTGAATATGATCAGGTATATGTAACAGGGCCTATTTCAGTACGTAGTACCTGTGCACATCATCTTCAATCAATAAAAGGCAAGGCTTATGTTGGAGTTTTTCCGGGCAAAAATGTTATAGGACTTAGTAAATTTAATCGAATGGTAGATTGGCTAGCTAGTCGTCCTCAAATTCAAGAAGAAATGACAATACAAATTGCAGATCTTATTGAGCAAGAAACACAAGCTGACGGTGTGGCAGTGATCGTCCAAGCAGAACACGGGTGTATGACAATGAGAGGTGTTCGCGAACATGAAAGTGATATGACTACAAGTGTTATGCGCGGTGTATTTAGAGCACATCCACATATTAAGCAGGAGTTCTTTGACATTGTAGCAAGGATGAAGTAATTATTCTTGCAAGGTGGACTTTAGCGCTCATCCCACTCTAAAATTCTGCGTGCTATCAACGTCGTTCAACAGGAGACAAGAGATGGCGAATAAAACAAAGACTGAAGATTACATTGGGTCCATTAACAGCGACGGTAAAGGAAGCAAGGTAGAATCCTTACCTAACGGCGTTGATTTGGTTAGTGATGATATTGAATACTTCAAGCGCAAGCTTGAAAAAGCGCAGAAGCAACTTGATCAGTGATCTACAAACTTGAAACGCCTCTGAGGGGCAATGTTCCGGTGAATGGAGATAACAGGGTTAACATATAGCCAAAAATATAAAAAAGATCAAGCAAAACTAAAAACGGCTAGCGATCAAAGATTTAAGGTTTTTGTGGTAAGATCCAACTTTACAGATGAACAGAAAACAAATATAATAACCGAATTTATCAAATATACAAAGGAACAACTGAAATGACAACATATCAACCAATAGCGTATAAATTTACATCAACAAAGGAGTATGTACAAGAATTCCCTTGTGCTTACAAACAATGGAAAGCTGACACCTGGTGTAATCTTAACCATGGTTATTCATTCTCTATTAAATTTTATTTTGGTGCAAATGAATTAGATAAAAGAGGCTGGGTTTGTGATTACGGAGGACTTAAGGAATTAAAACAAATTCTTAAAGATCAGTTTGATCACCGAACATTGATTGCCCAAGATGATCCAGATTTGGAAAAATATAAACAACTTGAAAAAGATGGTGTTCTTAAACTTACAATTTTACCAGGCATGGGCTGCGAAATGATTGCTGATATGCTCTATAAGTATGTTAACAGTGTTTACATTCCCAATTACTTAGGAAAGGGAGAATCCAAAAGGATTTGGTGCTATCGTGTAGAAGTTCGTGAGACTGTATCAAACATGGCTTATAGAGAAGGTCATAGAGAATGGAATGAGGACCTTTTTGAAGGTCTAGAATAGACGTATGACTACTTTTCTAAAATATTGTTTTAGTAACCTACCTCGTGTATTAAAAATACACAGTTTTTTTGGTTTGAAAGGTATAAAAACAATGACTTCTGGTACAATAATATCTGATTATTCGACAGAAATTGTCAAAGATGATACAACAATTGATAACGGAATAACGATATCTGAAGTTGACACAGATCATAGCAATTGTACAATTCAACAAATTGCTATGCCAAATAATGTCAATAATTTGTACGGTGTTCAAATTTCAAAAAATACCACTGGTATTAATTCTTGTTCTAATTTAACAAATACAAATTTAGGAGCATATGCTAACCAAAATATAGCAATAGGACACGGTGTTAATAATATATATAATACCGGTACTTTAGTAGCAGGGATTGGATTAGGACAGATTAATAATCCTCATCAGCCCAATTCTGCCATCACTATATCAGCAGAAGGTGGTGTAATGTTAAACATACATCACGACGGTAGAGTAGAATGGACCGGACCGTTAAGCAAAAATGCAACGGCATTTGTAAATGTTGTAGGTGCATATATTGATAAAGATGCTGCCGGAAAATTAGCGTTAGCTAAAAGTTACAGAAGAGCTATTGAACGCTGTTTGCAACAAATTAAACAAATGGATAAAGATGAGTTTATTGCTATGCTTGAAAAAGAAGTTGAAATAAGAAAAAGCAAAGCTGTTTGGCAAGAACTTTCTCAAGTAGACGACGAAGGTGTAGATGAATAATCTTAGCAGAGAATATCATGACAACTGACATTGATCAGCCATTTTTGTTAATGTGGGATCTTCTTGATTTAGATGAAATGCAATCTCGTATAGATTGGTTACGAGAAAATCTGACAGCTGGCGACGATTGGGGTTTTTGTCGAGAACAAAAGATTTGTGTACTGAAAAATAGATCAGCAACGGTCCTGTATCGCCTGAGATGGGTTGAGCCTGGTAAGCAGGTAGATGTAAGTGAAAAGTCTTTTTCGCTTGATTGACTATCTTTTAAAGATACAACACAATTTAAAAATAATTAGGATATTTTTTATGTTTGGACATAATTCTATAGTTGGGCAATCTTATTTCAAAGATGCTGAAGATAAATTGATGGTAACCTCGATTTTTTATACCTTACAAGGCGAAGGTCCTTATCGTGGCGAGCCAGCGATATTCGTGAGATTTGCCAAGTGTCAGTTGTCGTGTTCATTTTGTGACACTTTTTTTGATGATGGTGATTGGTTGACTACACCGCAGATTAATCAACAAATACACACAATAATCGATCAACATTTTGATAGTAACATACCTCTATGGGCAAATGAATTATGGGGTATGGAGGAATATCCTCTTAAAAAGAGAAATATGGTTTTAGTAGTAACAGGCGGTGAGCCGATGTTACAAAAAAATATTGGACCGTTTTTAGAATATATGAGCAAACGTTTTGACAAGACACAGATAGAAAGCAACGGGCTCTTGGTTCAAGATATACCGTCATCTACTACATTAGTTGTAAGTCCAAAATGTAGCGAGAAAAATGGTCAACCAACACAATATTTAGCACCTAATCCAAAGATGTTATCTCGCGCAGATTGTTTGAAATTTGTAATGTGCGCTGATCTTAATTCTCCATATAGTTCTGTACCAGATTGGGCGCATGAATGGCGAGCTAAAACTGGCAAACCAATATTTGTAAGTCCAATGAATATATACAATGAAGAACCACAAAAGAGCAAACAACTACGAGCAGAAAAGAATCAAATAACCATTGAAGAACGCAGTACCGTAGATGAGGTAATTTCTTGGTGGACTCCTGGGTTGTTGAATATGTCAGAAAATCAAAAAAATCATGAATATGTAGCTCGTTATTGTATTGATCATGGTTTTATTTTCAATATGCAACTACACTTGTTTTCATCGATGGCTTAAATGAGTATTCCGGTAAGATTCGATTGGTATGATATGCACGGCAATTTACTTGCTGAAAATAGAGGTTGTTTTACCGTCAGCTACGGTATGAATCCTGGCGATCTTAGGCTCCTAGCAAACAGATTACGAGAGTGCGATATAGAAAACCATAGAAAATTTATTCATCAGGATGTTAAATATGTTGTACCATATTCTGCCCCTGATTACATGTTTGATTTAGAAGATCCTCAGGCAATAATACCAAACAGATTTAAATGAATGATTATTCTATCTATTTAATTTCAAACAAAAAGAAAACTTTTTGCACTACGAATTATCTTCATGTTGGTGCTTTTTTTGATATAGATATTGTGTCAAGCGCACATCTTAGATATAATCGTATTTTACCTTCTGGAGATAGATAATGTTTCGTAAACCTTTAATTCCGTTTGGATTCTGGCCGGGCCATTGGGGCCTTAAAGGAAAAACTCGCGATATAGCTAGAGCAGAATATGAGCTCTCTGGAATAGAGTTGTCTGAAAAATTACTTGAAATAAATTACAGTGACGATCCAACACAATTAGAAATTAAAAAATTAGAATTACGTCGTAAATTTAACGAAATACCGTTACATTCGTACGATGTTGGTATAGCAAAATTAACTATTCAAGATGAAAAGCAACGGCAACTTGCAATTTTGGATGCCGATTTGAAATACGAAAAAATCACACAAAATGATTACGACCGTAAAAAGGCTGATATTTTAGAAGAACCATGGGTAGCTATGCCTAAAATACATTGGAATCCATACGGTAAAGCTCGTGCATATTTTGAAATGAATTATAATGAATATTTCATTAAACAACTTAAAGAAAATGGATATGAAGGTACCGAGCAGGACATGGTTAACCAATGGATGAACGATGTTTGCATTGGTATTTTAGAAGAAATAAACGGTATGGAAGCCGAATATGCTACACCGTCGCATAGAATAAGCCAAGAACATGAAGACAATGAGTAACACTTAAAAGCTTGACAGTTACACCTGTGTCTATATAATAAAATATAGAAACTCATTGGATCAAAAAATGCCGCAGACATTTATCATTATAGATACTCAAAATTTATTTTTCAGAGTAAGACACGGGATTAGAGCACCAGATACCGAACAACAACTGGCTCTGGCTCTCCATATAATCTTTTCAAGCATCAAAAAAGTTTGGAATCAATTTGATGCAACACATTGTATTTTTGCATTAGAAGGACGTAGTTGGCGTAAAGATATCTATTCTCCGTATAAAGCCAATCGAAAAGTTGCTGCTGTTAAACGTACCCCAAGAGAAGTCGAAGAAGACAATGTTTTTTTCGAAATAATGGACGAGTTTATTAAATTTGTCAGCGACAACACTAATTGCACTGTATTGCGCAATCCAGAGGCTGAAGCAGATGATATGATAGCACGTTGGATCAGCTTGCATCCAAATGATACTCATATTGTCATTAGTAGCGATGGAGATTTTCAACAATTAGTAAACAACAATGTAATGATATATAATGGCATTGCTGGATTACTTTATACTACGCAAGGGATCTACGATAAGGATGGGAATATTGCCAAGAACAAGCATGGCAAGGAATTGCCAATACCAGATCCAGAATGGTTATTGTTTGAAAAATGCATGCGCGGAGATGATGGCGACAATGTAATGAGCGCATTTCCCGGCGTCCGCACTAAAAAATTACAAGAAGCTTATTCTGATAGACATAATCGTGGATTTTCCTGGAATAATCTCATGCTGAGTAAATGGACGGATCACGATGGCATCGAGCATAGGGTTCGAGACGATTTTGAACGAAATCGTTTATTAATTGACTTAAAGTTGCAACCAGCAGATCTCATAGAAAAGTTTGACAATACTATACGCAGTAGTATTAATTCAGTTCCTAAGAAACAAGTTGGCTTGGCGTTAATAAAGTTCTGTAATAGGCACGGGTTAATTAAAATTGAAAAAACTAGCAACGAATATAGTAGTTGCTTCAGTTCAGTTTATTCCGGCGAGTTGCTATCTACTTTGTCTAAACAGGATGACATTGAATGAAATATAGTTTGAAACCTTTAACCAATAGTAGCTGGTTGTTGCTAGAAGACGGTAATAGGATTGGTCTTGTTAACGAAATAGACAACAGGATTGTAATTATAGGTCGCATCGAACCAAAGGAATACGAAAATATTGAATCGTTGCGTAACAAATTAGGGGGCAAACTAGATATAGAAGAGGTTGTTGTAACCATAAAAGAACCAGAACTTGGTAATGTTGGAGGATTTCCTGTTAAACACGCTACGCATTTCAACCCTGTTACAGAACCGATACCTAGTTATACAAGGACTGCCAAAAGTAAGGATCTTTATGCGGCTGGTTATTATGCGTTGAAATTTTCGCAAGGATGGACTTACAGTTTTTGTCCAAGATTATCAACCTTAGTTGACTACGAATATATTGGCCCGTTTACGACTAAATTAGAGATGCAGCATCAAGCTGCAATTAAAAATAGAGAAAAAACATCATGAGCACATCTGCATTAGAAGTTTTCATAAAAAAATATCAAACAGCTAAAAATTACAACAGTAAAGAAATACGGTTGTCTATGCAAGATGCCGAAGATCTCAGTATAGCTATAGCATTAATGCTATCGAATAACAATGCATTGAGCGAAAAGGTTATTAAATTTCAAGATCAATTATTATCTGAAAAATCAGAAATAAATTTATCAGGTGGTTCTTTCTCTTGACAGAATCGTTTTTGTTGTTACATTTACACAAATGTTGAACAAATCTATTAATGACAATATAATTAGAGTCGTAGCCGACGCTGTTGGCGGATGTAATTTAGATAGCGGACCTTGGATAGCTGGTGGAACCGCAAGAAGATTATGGTTTGATATTCCGTGGTATCAACATGACATTGATTTTTTCTTTAGCAACATGCAATCTTGGCGTTTAGCTGATGAGAAGATAGATTCAATTCTAAAAAAACAACAATCAGAGATTGATTCTAAACCATCAACTGATCTTTTTAAAAGGCAAGCGACCTTAATGTCCTCAGATGACGTGAATTTATCAAAATATATAACCAAAAATGCTGTTACCTATCGCATCAAGGTCCTCGATCGAATATTAAGTATTCAATTAATACGTAATGAGTTTTACAATACATTGAATGATCTCTGGGATAGATTTGATTTTACTGTATGTAAATTTGCTACAAATGGAAAAACAATATTAGCTGACTTACAAGCTGTAGACCATTGCATTGAACGAAAATTAATTATGAATGATTCAACTCGTACGTTAAGTGCTAGGCGAGTTATAAAATATAGCTTATATGGATTTGATGCTGATCGAGATATTGTTACAGAGTTGTTGCGTCAATATAACGAAAAAACCATCAATGATAATAGAGATGATTATGAATAACGAATTAGAAAATCTAAGAGTTTTTAGTCAATTTAGCGGTTGCTGCCATTATATAGAGGTTGATAATGAAAAATTTGCATGCATTGGTGGATATGTAATTCAATACAGTGTGGCTATGGCTATAATGACTTGGGTAATGACCACTTCTCGATCATATGAGTCTTTGTTATATAATCCTGTTAAAATTGAACTATTAATTGAAATGAATTCACACGATTCTACTCTAACGAGCATGACTGACCCAGGTTCAATAGTTTTTTATCTATACAATAAGATAGAACTATTGATGCGAGAATGGTCAATAGATGAGTTTGATAAAATAATTCCTTAGTTTTTATGCACCATCAATTGGCAGATTTGTACTAGTTTACCAACTGCTGGCTCATTGACATATCTCTTATAAATATATGAGCAAGGAGATTGTTAATATGAGCCGTCCAAAACCTATAGTATTATTAGACCATACTAATCCAGACACTTATAAAAGTGAACAAATTCTTGCAGCCGACGGTATCTATGCGGTTTTTTTTAATGACCATCCGATTAATTTACGAAGTTTGAATAAATTACTAGATTATCCTGGGCCTAAATATAGAAAAGTCAGTTTTGCAAATCCGGGCCACGCTCATAATTTAGCAGAAAGACTCAATACATTATTCAAGACAGACCAGTTCAAAGTGTATAAGTTAACATCGGGCGAAGTGTGCAACGAACAGTAAATCGATATTAATTTACAAGTTTTGTATTTCTTACAGTCTACAAAGAAAACTGCACACGTTTTTATAGAGTTGCAGTAAGTAATATAACGTTTACAATGTTTTGTTCATATGGCAAAAAAAGCATATAAAATACCTAAAGATTTAACCGAATTACCTACAGGTTGGTCAACACGAGAAGAACTAGCGTCTTTAATACTGCAAGACATGGTCGATGCAATTCCTTGGCAAATTTTACATAGATGTTCGACGATAAATTCTATAGACGATGCCTTACGTTTGTTTTTTATGAAAAATTCGTGGCAATTAACTTCGCTTGGTGCTGAAACACTGATACATGTATATAAGAGTTGGTTGTTAGACCATCAAGACAACGCAAAAATAAACGGTAGAGTTCTTATTAATATGAGTAATATAGTTAAATCGCCGTGGTATAACCACGGCCGCTATACGTATGTTTGGAAAGAAACTGTACATTTCGAAATGATGATGTTCAATGGTAGTATAAAAGATTATGTTGAATTTTATCTACCAAAATAGCTGTTGACAAAAGTGCGGTATCTATGATATAAGTGATGTATTAAAACAAATAACTCATAAGGATCATATATACAAAATGGCACCAAATTCTCGCAACAAGATTCTAGATACCTCTACAATCAGTCCAAGTCGTTTGAAATTGGCAATAAAACACGCTATTGCACGTAAACGACCGATGTTTATTTGGGGACAACCTGGTATCGGAAAGAGTGAAATTGTAGCAGAAGTTGCTAGAGAAGAAAATCGACCTTTGATCGACATTCGTTTACCTCTTATGGAACCGACTGATATTAGAGGTATCCCTTATCTCGCCGAGGTAAAAGTATATGACAGCAAAGGTAATCTGCTGCGAGATGAAAATGATGTACCGATTACTGACAAAGAATTTCGATGGAGTACTCCGAGTGATCTTCCAACCGACGAAGAAAGTCGTGCATTGGTGTTTTTTGATGAAATGAGCGCTGCTCCTCCGAGTGTGCAAGCTGCTACCTATCAGATCATCCTAAACCGTCGTATTGGCAGCTATGTGATGCCAAAAGAAGCTGCTATTATTGCAGCAGGTAACCGAGTAAAAGACAAAGGTGTTGCATATAACATGCCTATGCCTCTTGCAAATCGTTTTGCTCCTCATTTAACTTTAGAAGTTGATAAGGATGACTGGCTAGAATGGGCTAATTTCAATCGAATCCACAAGGATGTTGTTGGCTATATCAATTTTCAAGGCGGTGATCTAAATCAGTTCAATCCTAACTTAGACGGTTATGCTTTTGCTACACCAAGGAGTTGGTATTTTGTTAGTGAGCTACTACAGGAGGTTGATGCACGCGGTAAGCTCGTTGATACAAGTCTTCCTGCAGATGTTCTTAACGATATGGTGAAAGGTACGATCGGAGAAGGAGTTGGTGTCAAGTTCCTTAGTTATCGTAGGCAAGCAGCCAACTTACCGCATGCCAAAGATGTTTTAAGCGGTAAAGTTAAGAAGTTGAACAACAAAGACATTGATGTAATGTATGCGTTATCAACTGCATTGTGCTACGAGCTGCGAGATGTAGCCGAAGATGCGGTAAAAGCTGAAAAAAGCGGTGATAAGAAGGCTATGATTGAATTTCATGCACAAGTGGACACATTCATTGAATTTATTATAAATAATTTCAGCGAAGAATTGGCGGTCATGGCTAGTAAAACCATTTTAGGTACATACAGACTACCTATTAAAGCTCCGATGTTGAAAAATTGGAATGTCTTTGCTGATCGTTATAGCGAGTTATTGCCAAATGGCTGATGCAATAACTCAACGTAGATGCTAAATCTACGTTGAGTTATTGATTTTAACAACAAAATACTATTTTGCTTAAATTTTAAATAGAGGTGTAATATTCATGGCTCAGATCGAACCAGCAACAAAACGTAGTCCAGCCGAATTGAAGCTAAAACAAGCTAAAATTAGGCTGCTATTTGATCGTCCATTTTTTGGAGTATTGGTTATGCAACTACCATTTGTAGATGCAACTGATGCTGGTTGGTGCCCTACTTGTGCAGTAGACGGTCGTTATATCTATTACAATAGGGATTTTTTGAAAAAATTAGATGTAAACGAAGTTCAGTTCGTTCTCTGCCATGAGATATTGCATGTTGCATTTGATCATTTAGGTCGTCGCAGCCACCGAGATATAAAATGGTGGAATATGGCAAATGATTACGTAATCAATGCTACTCTTATCAAAGAGAAAATTGGTAAGATGCCAACTGAGCGAGTACCAGTTGACGATACCGACGATAGTGGCAAAAAAACCACTTCGCAACGAGTTGGATTATATGATGCCAAATACGAAGGATGGACATCAGAAGCAGTATATGATGATCTAGAAAAACGTAAGGTAAAGAAAGAACTTACGCTTGATATTCATCTTGAGCTTGGTAAAGACGGCGGCAACGACAAGGGCAACGACAAGGGTGATAAATTAAAAAATGGCATGCCAGTGATATCTGAAGCCGAACTCAAAGAAATTAGAGAGTCGATGAAGGCGAAAATTTTACAAGCTGCTAATTCAGCTGCAGGTAGTATGCCGGCTAGTATACGACGTCTAATAGACGACATGTCTGAGAGCAAAGTAAATTGGCGAGATCTTCTGCAACAAAGCATTCAGAGTTGTTTGGTTGACGATTTTACGTTTATGCGTCCTAATAGAAAGCATATGTATAGTGGAATTTTCATGCCAACCCTTAAGAAAGATGAAACCATTGACATTCAAATTGCTATAGATATGAGCGGTTCTATTTCGGATGATATGGCCAAAGACTTTCTTTGCGAAGTCTGGGGTATCATGCAGTCATATAATGATTTTAAGATAGGTATATTGTGTTTTGATACTCTCACATATAACTATAAAGAATTTACCAAAGACAACGAAGACGAGCTGCTGTCGTATGTTTGCGACGGCGGCGGCGGAACAGATTTTGGAGTTGTTTGGAAATTTTGGAAAGACCAAGAAATTGAACCAAAACTTGCTGTTTGGTTCACAGATGGCTTCCCGTGTGGCTCCTGGGGTCCGCCAAATTACTGTGATACACTTTGGGTAATCACTGAAGGTTATAAAACACGAGTTCGTCCTCCTTTTGGTAGATGGGCTTATTACGAGCATGGTAAAGGTGTTGAAGAACTTGGAAATTTCTGAGACTTAATTTTATCAGTTGACATCTATATTTTTGTGCTTACTATGCACACATATTGTAATACAACACACAATGCAGAGAAAAAGAAGTTTACATTTATGAATACTCTATCTCGAGTAACCCTATCTGCGGTAGCAATTGGAGCATACGGATTGTTTAACAGTGTACACGAAGTAGTGTCTCCGTTGATCTCCGGTCCTATGGCAGCACAGCAACTGAGTGACAGCAATGCCGCTTATGTTGGAACACAGGTTACTAGCCGACTGTTCAATGGCAGCGGCATCGACGGAACATGGCTAAGTCTTCTAGTAGTCGTTGTTCTAGTAGGGATTTGGTATCATCCGGTAGCAAACCTATTATGCACCATACATGATGCGAAAAGGGACCGAAACTAATATGAAAAATTTCTTACTTGGTGCAACCGCACTGATTTCTGCGTCGTTGATGACACCTGCACACGCTTATTACGATACTCGCGATAATCTAGAGTTCGTTATGATACAGGCCAACCAGAGTGCTTTTGCGATTCCGGTGGTAGGAGACAACAAGAACACACAAACTAGCTTTGGTAGCAAGGCGTTTCTAGATAGCGCCAAAGTGGCCACCAAGCGGTTCATGGTTCCCCATGTTCTTGTTCACAATCCAAACTGGGGAACAGCGGATTACTATGTCCCGTCTGTTCTGTTGATTCTTGTTGATCGCACTCCATACATGCGTGAATGGCGCAGCGATGTCAAAGGCACCAGCAAGGACGATCAGAGGTTTGATTTCCAAAGCAAGGAAGGCATCAACATCGGAACTGGTATCACAATCGGTGCGATGGTAAAGGAAGAAGATGCTGCTACTTTCCTCTACTGGTTTGGGACCAAGAACCAGCAGTTTACCGATGTTGCTAGTCAGTTCTCTAGTACTGTCCAAGGCAAGAGCCTAGCTGAAATCATGGATTCCGTCGTACGCGGGTATGTTCAGGCAGCACTGGTTTCACAGTTTACGCGATACGGTTTCGCCGATGCCAATGCGCATGCTGGAGAAATTATGGATACTGTTCGGCAGGATGTGATCAAGCATTTTGCTGAAAAAGGTATCACGATTGATTATATTGGTTATAGTGGTCCTCTTAGCTATAGCGATGCAATTCAAAAGAGCATTGACGACACATTCATCAGCAC